CATTTATTTCTGTGCCTACTGCGAAGTTAAAAGTTGCATCTGTTGGAATGTTGAATTGCTGAGTTGCAGCGTTGTTCATTGAGAAGATATTGCCTTCGTCGCCAGAAGCGAATGTGTATGAGGCAGTTTTTGCAGAGTAAGTTGATGGAATCACATCTGGATCAATCCAAGTGAAAGCCATGTTTGTCGCTGATGTCTTTGACAAGACTTGACCAGTTGTTCCGCCAAGTAGGTATTGCAACGATGTATCGACGCCCTGTCCGAATACATTGAAATCTGCTGGAAGGTCAGTTACCAGATCTGTTGCAGTCGGCATGACCCAGCCGAAGTAGGTTGTTGGATTAGCCATTCTTTGTTCCTTTCATCATGAGACGATTGTAGCGTTTGCCCAATCTAAAGTCGGCGACACGGTATTCCATGCTTCCGTTATTGGTACGTCATTCCAGCGCATGGCATTAAGCGAATAAGCCAATGGAGACATAAGAAGAGTGATGTCGAGCTGATTGTAAGAAGCGCGGAAAGTCCAGCCTTCGACAAAGCCTTGAAACGTGCCAGAGGACATATTCGGCGGAAGGTCATTGAGTGCGATTGGCTGACCCATAAAGACATTGATTAGAGCATTACGATCGGAATTGTCCAGCTCTGGATTAGTCAAAGCGTAAGTGATTGAATCAAAGATGGGCTGCGGATAAGCTCTTAGAGCTAGATAGAACGCGGCTTGATCTTCGGCATCGTGTAGATGTCGCAACGTGGTTGTAAAGATTTGTGATAAATCGCCATAGATTGCAATCGATGCTGGATTTGTGTCGCTGACTTGATTTGTCGAGTTTTGGCCGTAGCTGATAGTGATGTCATTTCTGACATCGCCTGCCCTTGTCTTAATGGTGATGCCTTGACCTAGCGCGTGATTGGCAGTGAGATCCGTATAGCCGTTAGCTGCAAGGTAATTCGTCCGGTGTGTACTGTCAGCATAGGATATGAGCCCCGATGCCGATTCGTATAAATAACCTAATCCGCTACTGGCGAGCGCGGCAACTAAATCATAGATAATGATGCGATCTGATGAGCGTTGTGCCAGCTCATAATTGCCTGGAGTGTCAATCTCACCAAGTCCATTATTTTCGGCAGTCGCCCACGTCGTGGTTGGATCATAAGTGCTCCACTGAAGCGCGGCTGGAACCTGTTGCCATTGAGCCAATAAGACTTCGCGCAAGATTGTTTCTATCTGGTCGCCATCAAAGTCATGAGACAAGACGCCGTCTGTGAGAGCCTTCTGAAGCCTTGCAAGGGCTCCCAGAGCCGTGATGGTGACTTCTTGAGTGTAAGCCGTTGAACCTACCTGAGACACGCTTACAGAGATATCCACGATTGAGCCGCCAAAGATTGGCACATAAACCGCCGATGTGTCTTGCACTTCAATCGAAATGGTGTCATTGATTTCGTAAGGTAATGCAGCTTGACCAAAGACGATGAGATTGACCGAGCAATAGCCGGCTTGGGCCTGTTCATAGATATTTGTGCGCCCTGACGTAATCGTCAGATTGGCCAACACCGAATCGGTGACATCAACGCCGGCAATTTCAACGCGCCAGACTGGAGCCCACTGCGTCATTAGATTGCCTGAAGTGCAGAGGCTCCGCCTGTGCCACGATAAAAGGAATCGTTGAGAGCCTTAATAATTGTGCGAGCAGTGCCTTCGGCATCGATTGCGCCATTGACTGTGAGATTGATTCGAGCAGCGTTCTGAGAATCCGTAAATCCTCCTCCGCCCATAGCAGCTAGACGAGCCGCATTCTGTGAATCGGTAAAACCTCCGCCTGCTGCTGCTGCAACCTTAATTGCACCGGCTGCTGCTGATGCAATTCCTCCGCCGCCTCCGCCTCCTCCGCCGCCTCCGCCGCCAGAAGGAACGATGATTGCTGGCACTGATGATCCACCGCCGCGAATTGCACCTGGCGCGCCTGTCGTGGCGAATGATTGTCCGCTAATTTTTGATTCTATGAGACTACGCGTCTCAGAAGCAGACAAGCCCCATTTACTTGGATCAGTGATTACACCTAATAAACCTAAAGTAAATGAAGCAAACTTAACAACTTTATCCAAAGCAGCAATGATTGTATTAAGCCAACCAATCATCTTTCCTAAGCCAGAGCTCTGACCTGTATTTGCTTCGCTATTAAACACGCCGAACATTTTACTTAATGACGTTGTAAGACCTTTGACTGTTTCTCCGAAACCGAATGCAGCCGTTTCAGTGCTAGTCATTCCGTCTTTGAGTTTTCCTTTACCACTAAATCCTAAGGCGAAAGCATTGAATGCTGGAAGGACATTTTCGTTGATGTAATCAATTAAGGACGTAATCATTGGCAATAAACCTTGACCAATAGTTTCTTTTGCTTCATCGAAACTGACTTTTAAAATTGCAATTTTGCCTTCATAAGTCTCTGCATTCGCAGCAGCAGCTCCACCAAATAAATCTGTCAATTTTTGCTGAACGTCTGTAAATGACATTGTTTTAAGCTCGGCCGCAGATAGTCCAATTCCTAGCTTGCCTAGAGCTGCCGTATTGCCGTCGTAGGCTTTTCCGATTGCATTGGCAACAGTCTCCAATGGCTTTCCAGTTGCCGTAGCAACATCAAGAGCAACAGTAAGAAGATCTTGCGCCTTGCTAATGTCTCCAGTTGAAATTGCTAGTCGCTGCAACGCTGGACGAAGCTTGTCATCTGCGACACCAGTCGCCAAAGACATTTTTAAAATAGATCCTTCAGTTGCTTCAATTTGCGCTCTGGTTGCACCAGTGGCATTTTCTAAAGCATTAGCCAGTTTATTTTGTGACGCTTCATCTTCAATCGCAGCCTTGACTCCATCAATTCCGATTTTAATTGCATAAGCTCCAGCGGCAGCTCCGGCTGCGGCAAATGCCAATCCAGCCTTTTTGCCAAAGTCAAGCATTTTTGTTGAGGAGCTATCGACGTCAGTATTGGCTGCATTAAGCGATTTCTTAAGTTGATCTACATCAGCAAGAATCGAGAGCTTAAGTGTGCGCGATTGTCCGGCCATTTACCACTCCCTCAAGATTCTGTCGAAAGCAGTTTCCCACTTCGCAATCAAGTCTGGCTGGATTTCGCGTAGTGTCGGATAAATAAACCAGCCTTTAGATCCGCCGCGAATACCACTGCCTGACCAGACTGGGAATTGCTTAAACTTATTAGATCCGAACTCTGTACCGCCCCAGAGATCTCTAGTTGTTCCACCGCCAGAAAATCTTTGACTTACGAAGCCGAAAGAAAGCTCGCCAATCTTGGAAGATTTAGACACACGGGAGCCACTGGCAATTCGACTGGCGGCCTCGCCTCGACTGGTCGCCTTCTGCTGAATCTTACCTTGAGCGAACTCTGCAAGAGCTGACGATTCTCGTTTAGCTGCATCAGTAGCTTCTGTATCCATCGCCTTGAATGCGGCAGTAATGCGACGAAGGTCTGCCTTGTCATAGGCAATCTCAACGTTGTCGCTCACTTTGTTTCTCCAATATCTCGAAGGCCGTATAGATCTGCTCCGCCGTCGTCCATTCGCTCATCGGTATTCCTGTGGCTATGGCTAACTCCACCAGGATTCGATTTACGCTTCCGGCGGCGTAACTTTTGGGAGAACGTCACCGACTGTCACGTCGGCCACTGTTTCACACCAAATCTCATAGCCCTTGATTGGCTTGCCACCAGCTTCACGCTTCATCGCATTCCACGCAAGGAAGAGAAGATCAGAGATTCCAATCTTCTCCTGCGCTTGCGAGATTGTGCTGCCTGTCTTTTGTTCCCACTTAGCCCACTCTGGCGGCTGAGCCGTGTAAGTGCCGAACTCGCCGGAGGTGTATTCGATGGTGATTGGTAGTCTCATTATGTGCTCCCGTTTCTCTTTCGATTAGCTGATTGTTAAGACTGGAGTTGAAGCGCAGAGCATTGACCATGAGTCAGTCTGTGCATCTGGAGCAGTGCCGCCAGCAGTTGGAGCCACTGGGAAAGCAGTGCCAGCGAATGATGCGCCGGTAGCTGATACGAGTGTGAATGCAAGTGCAGTGTTAGGAGCAGAAGTGAACGCAGTCCACATCGCTTCAAAGAGTGATGATGTTGCGCCCCAGTCTGCAAGAAGCTCGATGTTAAGTGTCCATTGATCATCGATGTGCTTATAGGCTTTTCCATCGAGTGTCTGATAAGTCGTAATGACTGGTGCATTGACTAAAGTGACGGCAGTTGTCTGCGCGTCATAGTTTACAGTCGCAAGCGTGAAGGTTATGTCGCGACCGGTGACGATTGTTGTTGGCATTTCTTGTCTCCTTAGATTGTCTCTTGTGTGTAGTAAGTGCTGACCGCGAGATCCGCCACTAGTAGGTTGGTCGCGCCGACCTGTTGGATTGTCGGACGTTGAACGTCTCCGACTTCATATCCGCCTGGCATCGCTGCGATGATGCTGATAATAAGCTGCTCAAGATTGTCCAGTGCTCCGGCCGTGTTGTTGTAGGCAACGGCCGCAGTAACCACGAAGTTGATTTTCACGCGCACCTGCGATTTGCCGATTGTCGTCGTTTCTAAATAAGGCGAATCTGGAACGATTACGCAAGCCGGCGGAATGACTGCCTCTGGAGGTGAGCTATACACAGAAGCCACTACGCCAGAGAGAGCAGTCGCAAGAGTGCCTCTGACGTTGGTCGCAATAGTTGTTGGTGTAGGCATCACATGGCCATCGTTGAGACGTCGATGTAATTACCTAATAAACCTATGACTCGATTTTGAAGTGACCGACCCATTCGATAAGGCGATGGCTGAAAATCCACGCCTTCAATCTGACCACCTGGAGCGACCACGCTTTGGAATATCTCAACGCTGACGATGGTGACCGCCTGTTCGACTGCGTCGGTATTTGCGTAAAGCGTGGCCGCGTCTGCCCCAGATAGATAAACTACGCCGCCAGGAATGACTGGTCGGAATGTAATATCACTATTTGTTATAGCTGCCGTGAAGTAGAAATATGGAGCCGGATATGCGAAAGGCAAATATGGGAATGGATCATAATAATTTGATGTGACTGTCTGTGTCCCGTTGAATGTAGCTGGAACGCAACCGGTAACGACAACACTTTGACCGGCGACGAATGTGTTCGGCTTTTGTGTTATGTAATAGGCAACATTGTTTTGAAGATAAACGGCGGCGACTGAGTTTTGATTGGCAGTCAATAGCGGCAGAATTACCTGCTCGGCTGAATCAATAATGCTTTCAAGATAATCGTTTGAATAAAGAGAAACAGAGACGCCAAGAACCTGTCTAAGAC